CTGCTTACGGTATAGCGCAATGGCGAGGTATTCGACAAACGAATTTCGGAACTAGGTTTAAAAAAGGTAAATCCATCCGTGATTCGACTTTTATGGAACAATTAGAATATATAGATTGGGAGCTTAATAACACACATACATCAGCTAGAGATGCGATAAAAAGCGCAAAAACAGTTGAAGATGCAGCTAGAATTGTAGACTATCAATATGAAATATCCGCAAGATTACATACTAGTAGAAGAATAACTAATGCACAAGCGTTATTGGCGGATTATATGAATATGAATAAAGATAAAGTTTATATAGTTGATAATAGAAAACCTCCTGCTAATCCTGGTAATAGAAAACCTAAAGCACAACAACGGCAGCGAGTAAGTTCTTATCTCAGAAATTTCGGGGATCATTTCGATACGGGAGATACAACAGGAATTCCTAACTATGCCTAGTGCATAAAAAAATGGGGATGGATTTCTCCACCCCCAAGTTCACCCGATAGGATTAGGACTAGTCGTTAGCAAGCTTCTTGAAGTAGCTAAGATCGTCATCGTCATCTGAGGCGGCTGCAGAGGCTCCGACCGATGGGGCGGATACTTCCCGGAGCTTAGGAGCCGACGCTACTGGAGCGTCCTCCTGGAACTCCCTGGAGACCTTTGCAGTAAGTCCCAGAACGTCATTTAGCTTAGTCTTAAGGGTATCGTACTCCTTAAAGTTCTTCGGGTCCAGGAACGCCTGGAGCGAGTGAGCAGACTTCCAGATACGCTCTAGTTCACCGTCATCGTTGTTCAGAGGACCACGATCCGAGAACTCAGACTTGTCGTAATTACGATAGCCTTCGACCTGACGGATCTTGATCTTGAAGCTGGCACCTTCCCAGAGATCAAAGGGATTCAAAGGCTTCTCATCAGCGAACTGAGGATTCATCGCCTCATTAAGCTTATCGAAGATCTTCTTACCATACTTGAAGAGGAACACCTTACCTTCGTTCTGTGACTTTGAAGGGTCGCTAACGATATACACATTGCTGATATAGGTTAGCTTGCGCTTCTGGTCACGAGCTTGCTTACGAGCAGGTGAGTTGTCATCAGTGGTTGAGTTCCAGAGCTGAGTATTGTACTCGCTGACTGGATCAGGCTTGCCGATTGTTGTTAGGGAGTTTTCAATGTACCACTTGCCGCTGGTTTGACCCTTAAACCCATGACCCCAAGTGCGTACGAAAGGCACGTCTTCAGCGGCAGGAGCAGGTAGGAAGCGAACAACGGCATAGCCATTGCCAGTCTTGTCTACTTCAGGATACCAGAAGCGGTCATCCGCAGATGAAGCATTTTCATTGGTATTAATCTTCTTAAGCTGAGCAGTTAGCTTAGTTAGTTCAGACGAACGCGAGTTCTTTAGTGTAGCAAAATCCATTAGTATTCTCCGTATGTTTGTATGTTTGTATATGTGATTATCCACGTACTCAATAATATAACCTATTTATCAAAAACAGTCAAGGCAATATTTCGCATCTTCTGTTTATCATAATTTAGAAAGGGACGATACTTTTTACATAACAAATTAACTTCCTTCCACACAATATCGTCACCCAGTTCTTTATTCCAATGCTCGGAGAAACCTAAGAGATCATCTAGTATGATTAGACTCTCTATGCTTATCTTCTTACGAAGGAATATCTTCAGCAGAAAGGGATGCTGTTGATTCTTTACTATAACGTTTTCATCTAATGAAGTCAAGCAGTTTTTTAGCTCTTGTTCAAAATAATATGATAGTGCTTGAAATCTTTTCTTCCAGTCGACATAGATCTGTTCATATTTACAATTACCGACTAGATCACCTACCCAAAGATTGGACTCGCCAATGACAAAATTTGATATTAAAAAGTCTTTGACATCTTTTCTCTTGGCTAACTTAGCGAAGAAGAACCTATCCTTACGAGTTTGGAATTGATCAATAGATGTTTTAATCTTACCATTATATTTTATAAAATCATATGACTCAGTCGTGAAGTGATTTTTCAGAGCAGAGTACAAGACGTAAGTCTCATATGGGGTCATACGTTAGGAAGCCTCGCTATCTTGGGTAGATAGTTTAGAGTTTCAGCTTCACCCTGTACCTTGCTCTTCATATTAGAGTTCAGCTTGATAAAGGATGCTGCTGTTTCTACTTCAATCTTATTACGATCACAGTACAGGATAACAGCATCAATATACTCGATGTCAAGTTCCCATACTAGTTCTTCGATCTCATGCGCAAATTCTGCAGGTGTTTTTAGTTTTGGAAGGCTCATGACCAGCCAATTAGAGTTTTTAGATGAGCGATATCTTCAAGACGCTTCTCAGCACTGCGAGGATACTTCTTCGCGCGCATGTCTGAGGCGGGATTCTTAGGACCACGCTCCATACGCACTAATGCTTCTTTTCGCTTTTCCATTTTAGTCTTTGGCATAATATATCCTCTTTGTTGAAAGGTGGTGGGTATTCTGTTTCTAGGAACCCACCGAACCCAAGTCTAGCTTATGCGGCTAGAGCAATGCTTCCATTATCGTTAGCATTTACATTTGATCCGTCACGGTGGTATCTACCGATTAATCTCCGCTACCCTATCCTCGCCTGTCGATCCTATTTCATCCCCATCAAAAGCACTTAGAGACTCTCCACCCCTTTGGGAGCGCGACTTCCCTATTCAGCTTCATTGAGTATTCGCCCGTCAGCTATCTAAATGCTTATGGTGGAGATGTGGGGAATTGCACCCCAGTCCAGCACGATATTCAAGTAACATCAACGACCAATTACTTCTTCTTCTTAGAAGTCATCTTCTTAGCAGAAGCCTTAACCTTAGTAGCAGCCTTCTTAACTGCTTCCTTAGCATCAGCAACATCAACCTTGCCATCCTTGTTTACATCAAGAACGTTCTTCACTTCTGAAGCTAGAGGATTGCCGGCAAATAGAGACTTAATATTGTCTCCAAAGATAAAATATACTGCAACTAGTACAGCAACAACAAGTATGATATAAATCATTTTATTCTCCTTAATTAATTAACAATACAATCATTATACTATATGCGAACATTTAAGTCAAGCTTTAATAGCTACAGTGTACTCTACTGGATTATTTAATACTCCTCGCCGAATTAAATCGGTAGTCTTACGAGTGGGTTTCAAATACTGCAGTATTCGTGGAACAGCTTTAAGAGGATCAGCATTACCGCACATAAAAATATCTATGGCGATATAATTCACCTCTGGGTAGTGATGCCAAGACAGATGACTCTCTGCCAAAACAACAACACCAGTAGTACCACACTCTTCACCAAACTCATGCACATGTTCGCTCAGTACAGTAGCTCCGGCGTCCTGACAAGCAAGAGAGAACTGATGAACTAGATCTCCCTCGCTAAACTTATTGTTTTCTATACCCCACAGGTCTAGGATAAGATGATTACCAACATATACGCTGCCATCTTCCATTTTCCGGAAGTGATTAAAGATATCTTTCACCATAATTCATTCAGCACCTAGTTTTGTTACTTATTATTTATAACCAGTCCAATCAACTGGATCTCCACCAAAATACTTAATGACGCTATTCATCTTACGAAGCATGCGGATACTATCATCAATGTCCATAAACAAGGCATCAGTCCTTTTAGCATCTGCAGCTCGAGCGACATCTTTTTTTATACACTCTGCCAAAATATCAGCAGATTCCTGAAGTCTCTCAATTACAATACTATCAATTGTGTTGACGCTAAGATCAAGATTTACGGTTTGCATAATTCTCTCCTATAAAATAAAGAGCCTTTTAAAGTCGTGCTCAGGACTCGAGGATTAAGCAGCCTCAGCCATTTCAACAGCCAAGTTCAGAGCCTGAACCTTACGAGCCTGATTGGCACCAAACCAAGCAGAGGTCATGCGAGTGTCGTTAGAGCGACCCAGCACATGGTCAGTCAGGAAGGTGACGCTGTTATAGGCATTCCACCAGCTGCCAGGAGCATAATTCGCACCAGGCTGAGTGTCAAGCATATCAACAGCCAACTGAGCCGCACGACTATGCGCCTCGACCGTCGCACCCATTTCCTTCTTACGATCAGAAGTCTTCGGGAAGATGCGGTTGAAATACTCAACGACATTTTCGTTCGTGTAGCGTTTCTGACCGAGGAACGCAGCCATCTCCTTGTACTTCACAAGCTTATCCTTGGCGACACCCAGAGTCTCCTTGACCGAATCAGCGTCAAAGACGTTACGATGGTTAACACGGACCATCTTGGAGGTCTTAGAGGACAGCGAGAGGGTCAGGGTATTATTGCAGACCACGCGGATGGGCGTGAACTGGACCGTGATGCTCTTGCCGAACTGGTGGGGATTGGAGAAGAGCAAGAAGCCTTCGACCTTATCACCACCAAAGAGTTCAAACGACTCCTTGATCTTCGCGAGCGCCCACACGTGGCGACCACCCTTCAGCGAACCGGCAGTATGCATTTCCATATCACCAGCACCAACGAAGTCGTTGAAGAAGGTGAAAGCCTCGAGGTTCTGGCAGGGATTCCAACCATCGCTGACGATAGTCAGGATCTTGTCATCCTTATCGCGGACCAGAGCTTCAACACCGGACTTAACCTGCTTACCTTTGATCTTGGCATACAGGGGGATCTTCTTGACTTCCCAGTCCAAACCAGCCTTTTCAAGCACTTCGATGGGGGGGAGATCGTGGTGGATCTTAGTGCCCAAACCATGCCATGGCTGCTCGCCCGCATACACCATCTGAGCTTTATTGTCGATAACTTCAATTTCGTGAGACATATCTATAACTTCCTTTTCATAGTTTCGATTTAATAAGAATACGCTAATTTTAAAATAAAGTCAAATACTATTTTACAGACTGCCACCCAGATATCGTCGAGTAGGTTTGGGTGGGAACACCATTAGTGTAAAGCACAGCTTCGAAACCACACCTCACAGCTTTCTCAACAGCGACATTGGGGTCCATACCTTCATAGACCACATTGCCGAAATTCGTCATAATCACTTTATACATGAAATTCTCCGTTTTCATACAGATGGCAGTAATAATCAGCGTCTTCGGCATCATCGTAACCCCTAGTGGCTACACAGATACCATTCTCAAGAAATTTGACCACCCATGTGTCATATTCATTTTCTACATGATAAGTCATGAGAGTGGTGCGCATTAGGCAGCTTCCTTTTTCAGTTCTTCGGTCTGGTCGATATTGAATACCGTAAAATACTTCGGCTTCGCAACCTTCTTCTTTTTCTTAAGATCTTCAACGAAGACCACACGGCAGAGACGATATCCATGCTCGCCTTTTTTGACGACCTTACCAATGCTAATCGCTTGGCGATAGGTCAGGAAATAGGGAGACTCAAACTCTTCGCTCGCGGCGAATAGGATATCGGCGTTATTGCCGCTATATTCTTGCTTGGTAATAAAATTCAACATTTCAGTTCCTTTTTCATCATTCATCATACAACCATTATACGTTATAAAAACAAATAAGTCAAGCATTATTTTTTTATAGCAAAATCAGTAGGTTAGCAGGGTGGGGGTTGGAGGTATCACTCATCATACAACCATTATACACCCTTTTTGTTAAAATAGCAAGAACTAAAAAAGTGAGTGTTTTCAATGAGTTAGCTAAGTCATTGATTTTATTAGAGAATTTAGTGCTTGCTTTATTTGTTATTATAGTCTATAATGGTTGTATGATGAGGATTAAGTAAATGATGATTAGAGCTTTGAAAGAAACCATTAACGATCTGAACGAAGAGCTTATCATGCTCGAAGAGATTAATGGAGAGCTTCCCGATGAAGCTAACGTGAGTTGCCAGAAACGTATCAATGAAATTAAGAGGTTATTGAAGTATGAAGCACGAAGATAAAATTAAAATCTCAAGAGAGGTTATTGATATCCTGTTTGAGCTACCACACCAGTTTGCAAAGGGATATTTAATTTCTATGCTGGCTCAGGCTCCTGACAAATTCCTGCAGCAACACCATAGCCATGTCAGATCTTATTACGTCGACCAAATTTAGGAGTTACCATGACGAAGATTTATGAAAGTCCTGATAAGGGCAAGACTGTATATGAACGTGAGTTCGGTAAGGAGGAAAGAACCTTAACCAGTTTCATGTATGGTGAAAATATTGGCTATTCGTTTACTGCCAATGCTCATTTCCAAAGCTGCCCACCAGCCTTCTCTATTATGAGTGCTGCTCAGCAGGAAGATTATCTTAAGACCAAGACTCCGGAAGAGCAGCAGAAGATTTATGCATCGACCACCACGCTAAACCTGCCTGGACCGATGTATATGTTTGGGAAGCTAGAGGACGAATAGGTTACTTGGGCGCGAACTTTTCTGCGCCACTCATACCTAGACCAGTGATAATTACATACATCACTGCGTGAACGATCTCTGGATCTGCCTTCGTGCCCATCACGAGTGAAGTGATGAATGCACCACATAGAGCCAATGCAAACAGTACCGTGATCCACCGCTTTGACGAGGGTGATCCGGTGCTGTCTTGCATTATTTGCTTAAAGTAACCCATCGATATCTCCTAGTAAACCTCTTTTATATTTATAAATAGACGAGCTTGGAGAGGACATGGTTATGGACGCTGGTGCCATTTTTAAACTTATAGGAGAAGTCGGGTTCCCCATCGTCGCCGCATTGGTAGCTATGGTGTTTGTTTATTTTGTCGTCAACTATATCCTTGAAAGTGTCGTAAAAGCTATCAAGGGCATGCAGGGTATCATTATGGGTCTTGAGAATAGAATTAAGACCATGAACCATGATATCATCAGAGTAGACGCTGTTGTCAGTTCTGCTCTTGGACTTAGACCCGACCTTGACCGCATTGCCAGAGCTGATGGCAAGAACGATGCGAGGAAAGATTAATGGATCCTGATTTAATTGTAAATGCTATTAAGCAGTATGGGTTTCCTATCGTATCTTCAGTGGGCATGGGATACTTTGTATATTTCATTTATAGTTTCGTTACAACAAAATTAATGCCTATTATCGGTGAGACTAACGTTATTCTAATAGGATTGATTGATCGTATTAGAATGCTTGACAATGACATGATCAGGCTTCAACAGAAAATCAGCGTAGTATTGCAGTTGAAGGAGGATCATTCTGATGTACATAAAACTAAAAATTGAGATAGTTAAGATTTTGCTTTGCGACTTCGAACTGTCATCTGAAAATAAAAAGAAAGAAGTCACACCAGAACCAGATCCAGTTGTGGAATCAGAGGAAATTAAAAAATGAAGATTATTCTATCCTCATCAATTATTCTATTCGCATCATTAATCCTTCTTGCATTCTTTTCGATTGCTTATGCTAATGATATTAACACCAAGTGCCCACAGTTTGTAGCTTTCGGTGCACCAGTTGAACATGTTGCCGTTGGCCAACATATCTGCAAAAAGAACTATGCTATTCATTATCGTTTTGATACTAAGACAGCTGAATATGTTGTAGAGCATCCCACTAAGGCTGCTATCACTGGTGCGTCAAAGCGCAAGGATGACTTCCGCCCTGATCCAGATATCGCAAAACCAAATCAGTCTCAGTTAGCTGATTATGCTACTGCTGGTAATATCTATGATCGTGGACATTTAGTTCCTGCTGGTAATAACACTCAGTCAGATGTTATTATGTCAGAATCATTCTTTCTATCGAATATGATCCCTCAGATTGCTAATAACAATCGTGGTATTTGGAAACAGGTAGAAACTTATGTAAGAACAATAGCAGCTGACAACAATTCTATCTATGTTGTTTCTGGCACCATCTATGATGCTGGCTATACTACTATTGGTCCAAACAAGGTCGGTGTGCCGACAAGAGTCTTTAAAGTTATTATTGATAAGAAAAACAATAGAGCAGTGGGCTTTATCTTCCCAAACAAGGCTCTACCTGTTGCTGATCTTCCCAAGTATAAAGTGACAGTTGCTACTGTAGAAAAGGAGAGCGGCATTAATTTTATGCCAACTCTCCCATCTAATCTATCTGGTATTAAGACTATAGAACCGACTCTTTGGGATATACGTTAATATCCTACTTAGATTGTGCCCTATAAACTCCATCCCAATCTTTACCGGGAGGATTCTTAATGAAATACTCGCAACGCTTTAGCATCATTGCATAATAGTCTGCCATGTTACCCGTGAAGGAAGAGCGCAAGGTTTCGATACTTCTTGCACAGCTATCAAATCTCTTAGCTCTATAATCAGATAAGAACTGAGTGTGTTTTGCTTGAGCCTTTTTATATTCAGATAGTTTAGAATTATATCCAAGGCAGGTATAAATCCTAACACCTTCTTTCTTGCCCTTAACAGCAATCGTATCTAGTTCTAGAATAAAGAACTCATCATCAATACCCTGTACAGTGTTGTGACCAAGAACAATTCTTACACCATATTCTTTAGACTGACCTTCTAACCGAGAGGCTAGATTTACGGAGTCCCCCAAACAAGTGTAATCAAACCTTTGAGTACTGCCCATATTCCCAACAACCACCCCACCAGTATTGATACCAAGACCCATGCCGAAAGCAGGTACTCCCATAGCAGCGATATCGTAATTAAACTGATCCAAGTCTTCAAGCATTTGAAGTGATGTTTTAAGCGCATTTCGTCTATGTTCCTTATCATCTAATGGTGCGTTCCAAAATGCCATTTGCGCATCACCAATATACTTGTCTAGTGTACCAGCGTTCTTTAAAATCTTATCAGTCATCACAGTCATATACTTGTTCATAATCTGCGTAAGACCCTGAACATCTTTACCATAGTGTTCACTGATAGCAGTAAAGCCTCTAACGTCAGTAAACATAATAGATAGCTCGCGTGTTTCGCCACCAAGCTTTAATAGCTCTGGGTTCTTCTGTAGTTTCTCAACAAGAGCAGGTGATAGATATGTGCCGAACTGCTTCTTGATCTGTAGTTTTTGCATTAGCTCAGAGATAAACTTAACAGTATAGATGTGTAGATAGATAAGCAATATTGCAAATATGTTGAAGCTTACATCAAATAAGATCTTATTGTGTTCAAACAGATACCTTGGTAGATACAAATAACCTGCGATCAAAACTATTATATAAATAATTGAGAATCGTAAACTTGATAATAGGATGATAGCCAGTGTTAGAAGAATTAAAGCAGCATAATCCGCAGCTTGCGTCCATTGTGGAATCGCTACGGAATCCCCCTGTAGAAGCGTATGAAGAAGATTGGCTTGCACAGCATGGGGAAATTGTGCACCAACAGGTGTTGCAACAGGGTTCGTCACACCTGCCGCTGTTACTCCTAGCAGGACTATCTTGCCTGTTAGGTCTGTGGGCATATCGGCAATTGAAAACTCGGAGAACCGATAGTTCCAATTTACGAACACTCTAGAATATTCATCAGTCTTAATGACTGGGAATGATGGAATGCGAACAGCTTCAACACCAGTCTGATTAATTTTAGCCTGATAAGATTCCTGTCCTGCGAATGCTCTTAGAATTTCTAATGAGAATGATGGATAGTATTCACCCTTAGACATAGCAAGCATTGGTACTCTGCGCACAACACCATCAGTTTCAGGTAGTGTTGATGTGATACCAGTACCAATTGCCAGTGTCTGTATATCATATATATTATCTAATACACAGGGATACTCTGGTAGATATTCAGTAGCCTTGCCATCACCAATAACAGCAACACCTGTACGTTTTGTATTTGTATTATTACGAGCACAGTTGCCTACTGTTTGTGATAGAATAACAGGATAGCTCGTCATCGCATTTTGAAGTGCTGAGTCACCACCCATTCTATCAGGCTCTAGGAATAAAACTGTATTACCAAGAAGAGTGGCGTGTCTATCTTTTAAATCTTTGATGATGTCAGCATACACGGTACGAGGGAATGGAAATTGCCCATACTTCTGAATTGCTTTTTCATCGATGTTTGCTAGCACGATTTCATTAGCGGCAATAGGTTTGCCGAGCATAAGATAATCGTAAAACTTAAGACGACCCATATCTACAAGATAGGGATTAGATACCTTAATGAATACTAGTAAAGCAAAGGTTAGAAGTGCCAACCATGGCGACAGGAATATCTTCTTAAGAATCTTTTTCATGCATATCTCTCTTACTGCAACAGTTCATTATACTACACTTTATCGAAAAAGTCAAGTTAATTAGACTGTTTTAAATTTATATTTGTACCACCTTCATTGACCTGTACCGAGTACTCTTTACCACCAGCATTGATATTTAAGACCTTACCTTTATCCTTTTCTACATTAACTACTACAGTAGTTCCAACAGACCGAGTAAACTGGACTTTATCACCTGCTATAATTGTATATATCTGTGTTGTTGGATCATACCCAAATCCTGTACCATTTACAGTAACACCATCTTTAGTAGAGCTGCCGCCCATAGATGTCGCTAGGTAATCCTCAAGGAAATTAGCATTAAGAGGATCAACATCTAAAGAGGATAGCTGCAAGTCATCTTTTTCTAACTCAGTATTCTTTAGATAATCTATATCAAGTTCAGATAAATCTAGGATGTTTGCTTTAGAATTAGTAGTTTCCCCTAGATCAGCAATTTCATTTGCCGGAGATATGATTAACATATTATCAATTTGATCTAAAGTTAAATTTAAAATAGCGGGTTTAGATGGAGCATTGTCAAAGGTTCTTACCATAGTAGCCTGAAATGCTTTAGTGAGAGTCACGCTCCCGCCAGCATTGCTTACTGTAATCTCTCCTACAGTACCATCTTCTTCTGGTAATAGAATAACAAGACTCTTACCAAAGTCATCTACTGTCGTTGTAAAGTCTGTACCACGAACAGCGATAGTAGCTGATGGAGTATTGAGAACGATGTTTTGTTTATTAATCTTACCAAGTTGGCCAGTAGTAAACCGAATAGTTCCAGAAGCAAAGTTTAATGCCATCTTAGAAGTATTAGGATTACCACTAAACACGAAATCATCGATAACCAATTTAGAATGTTCTGTGACCTTTACGTTTGAGTTATCAACAAACGTAATTTCTACTCTACCATTACCAGTCTGTACATTATCCATTTGCTGGATGGGCAAACGCGATTGCGTAGAAAGTTTTTGATCTTTCCTAACAACTGCGCTTGTTCCAGTAAACGCAGAAACAGAACCAATACTATTGGGGGATACAACCGCCGATAGTGTTACATTGATTGATAATAATAGTACTGTTGCTGGCAGAAGAAGTAATCCCGAGAGTATCCGCATTAGTAGTGCTCCGCTGATTAATTGTAACGTCATTGCTATTGCCTGTTAATGCCATGTTTACATTTTTGCCGGCAAATCCATTTTGCAACATAGTGATAGCATTTGAATCGCCAGTGGCTGTTACAGTATTGGTTACATCATTAGAGTTAATTGTAGAAGCGTATGTATTCAAGTCACCAGTAATAGCAATTGTTTGAGTGGCACCACTAGAGGAAGAGGTGCTGCCCTGTGTTAAACTTACCGTGTTAGTGCTACCAGTAACATCAAGTGTTGTGGCAGAACCAGCGATGCTTGCTGTATCACCCATGTTAAGTGTAACTGCGTTGTTATCACCAGTATTAGTGATAGCTAGATCAACGTTATCAGCATTATTAACAACACCATCGATGCTGTTGCTAGCACCGTCTTGTGTTAGAGTAATGTTTTGATTATTACCTTGTATGTTTACGGGAGTACCTTCTGAGCCAACACTATTCGTGCCGCCCTGCTGTGATACTGTAATATTGCTTCCATCACCAACCTGATCAATATAAATTGAGTTAGTGGCAGCTTGGCCAAAAACCAATGATGGTGTCATCAAACTCATAATCAAGATTGCTGCCTTGATTTTACTTTTCATTTTTGTAACTCCAAAGTTTCTTTTCTATCCCTTGTTTAATTAGTTCCACGACAGCAGCCTCTGTAGCTACTTTTACTGCCCTTGTATTTGCTTCGTTCTCAGTTATACCCGTTTCTGCTTCAACTGCTTTAGTTCCTGCATCAACGAAAGTGAATAATGTAAGTGATGTGCCATATGATAATATTGTTTTAGATACCTGTACATTTAAAACTACTTCACCCGTATCAGTAGAGGTCGCTCTTAATGCCACAGACACTTCATCTTTTCTATACGAAATATCACCACCAATACCAAGATATCTAGCACCGACACCTCCGGTGATTATATTTGAATCATAACCTATAATACCGCCCTGTAATATTAAACCAGCGAATAACATTGGCTTCAGTTTGTTAGAGTCTTTACCTTGATACTCATCGCGAGTAGATTTTACGATCTGCCTTTCTTTAGCAAGATCATCAATTCTATTTCGTTCAACAACTGTAAACCACTCACCATTGCCAGCATTTTTAACTGCATCAATAAGAAGTGTCACACCACCCTGAGTTACCGCACTAGAAAAACTTGCCATAGTATCTTTATCTTTTCTCTGACCTGTTAGATCAGGAAAATCATAAACTGCAACAACAGCTTTTCTTTCTGGTGGTTTCAAAGATTTCAATTCAGTAAATTCTGTTTTGTATAGTTTAGGTGCATCTTTGGCATAGTCGTAGCCTCCGTTGCTAACACACCCACACAAAATAAAAGAAATCAATATAGTTAATAATATCTTCATTAGAAATTAAACCCGCCAACCGGTATTGTAATATTAGTAACACCACCTGTATCATCTGTAATATTCAATACAATAGAATCTCCAGTGTTCGTGTATTGAATAGTGTTACCTTCAAGTGAAAACGTTCCAGTAGCAGATGGACTAGAAAACAAGTTCTGAGTCAATTGCTGTGCAATCTGAGAATATATTCTCGACTGCAAATTATTCATAAATCTGTTCAAAATAGAATTATTCTCGGCAAGAGACTGGGCTTTCAGGTTCGCCGCAATGGCAGCTTCAATAGTCGCTCTCCGAGTATACTCTTGGTTCTGTATCGTTAACCAATGCGAAGATGCACCCACCCCGCTGAAGGATGGGTTTTTGAATTGATATATAAGTTCCCCGGCATATGACAAGTCAGAACATGCTAATAATGCAGCTATAAATATAAAAAAGCCGAAGCGAGTATTTTTCATGTTCGCCTCCCATTCTTCTATACTTATAATAAGAAAGCTCTAAAAATACTATGGCAAAGCCAACTAAAATTAAAATAAAATTAGTAAGTGAAGCTGGAACTGGGTATTCTTATCCTACATTTAAGAATTCCAGAACAATGACAGAAAAGCTCACTTTAATGAAATATGATCCGGTCGTTCGTAAACATGTGTTATTTAAAGAAACAAAAATCAAGTAAATTATGGAAGAGTGTCCGAGCGGTTTAAGGATCTAGTCTTGAAAACTAGTGAGGGTGAAAGTCCTCCGTGGGTTCGAATCCCACCTCTTCCTCGCCACATATGAAGTATTATATATAATATATTGGATGTTTGAAAATAAGAAAGATCACAACAATGAAACTAGATCGTAGATTTCTTCTTCGCGGTATGTTTCGCGGATCCGCTGCAACAATGATGGTACCATTCCTTGATTGTTTTCTGGATAATACCGGGCAAGCATTAGCTGCTACTGGCCAGAAAATACCTACAAGATTCAATACCTTCTTTTTCGGTTGTGGATTGACAAAATCTCTATGGGTTCCTAAAACTGCTGGTAGAGATTACGAAACAACTTCTCAACTGAAGCCACTTGAAGCTTACAAACACAAATTGAACGTTTTCAGCGGTCTTCGTATTCCTTTCGATGATAATCCAAACTATCAGCATTGGTCTGGAGTTGCTGCAGCTGCAACTGGAATATCCCCATCAAAGCAGGGACAATTTGATTCAAAAACAATTGACCAACAAATTGCCGATGTAATTAGTCGAGGTGCTCGATATAAATCTGTTGCGGCAGCGGCTTCTGGTAATTCTAAAGAAAGTTATTCCAGCCTCGGCGGACTCAACACACTTCCTCCAGAAACCACACCGCTTTCGTTGTATACACGACTGTTCGGTCCAGGATTCCAAGATCCCTCTTCTCCCAACTGGAAGCCTGATCCCTCTATCATGGTACAGCAGAGCGTACTGTCGGTGGTTGCAGAGGACCGCAAACGTGCGATGATGTATTTGGGTGCTACTGACAAACAACGCATGGATCAGTATTTCACATCGGTAAGAGAAATCGAAACACAAATGGCTACCCAGCTACAGCGTCCAGAACTCACCGCAAAGGTCGAACTTCCACCAATACCAGAAGATATGGCTGTAAATAATGCTCTTCCTAATATTCGTAAAATTGTTCCTCTGATGTCTCGTTTAGGAGCAATTGCTTTAGCAACAGATCAAACACGAGTATTCAATCTTAGTATTTCCGAGCCAGGTTCGCAGATCTTCATTCCGGGCGATTCCCTGGGCTATCATCAGTCCACACATGAAGAGCCTATTGATCCGATCCTAGGATATCAACCTAGAGTTGCTCAGTATAATTTACATAGTATGGAACTTTTTGCTATGATGCTTGCAGAACTTGATGGCATAAAAGAAGGCAGCGGAACTGTATTAGATAATAGTTTAGTATATGCATTTACAGATCAGAGTTTTGCTAAGATTCATGCAGTTGATGGATTACCACTTCTAGTTGCTGGTGGCGCCAGTGGAAGAATGAAAGGCGGATACCATATAGCTGGAGATAACAGTACTGTATCTAGAGTTGGATTAACATTGCTAAAGGCTATGGGTATTGGCACTGACAGCTGGGGCAAAGATTCAATGGAAACAAAAAGTCCATTTACAGAGCTGCTAGCATAAAAAAATGGCTCCCGGTTAAAGGAGCCACTTTCTTTCTTACAAAGCACTCGTTATTAGAACGAGTGACCAAGCTTAAGTGCAACCTGTGAGAACAACTTTGTTCCAGTGGCTGGATTGATCGCGCGCGAGTAGCGATAATACTCTACACCAATCTTGTATGAAGGAAGAATTTCATACGATAGACCGGCGTTTAGACGAGTTTCCTGATTGTCAAGACCCTTGCTTTCAATACCATTGCGAAAACGATACCCGACATCGCCAGTAATGCCAGCAACTAGAGCACGACTTACATTCACTTCTGCGCCATAAAGATTATAGTCGCCGCCCTTAATGACAGCCTTATTAGCAACAACTGAAGATGTTGCAGCTTCTAGATTACGACCTAATTGAACATTACCACCAACATTGAAACCAAGCACAGTGGGTAGATCAACACCAACACGAGCAACTGCCTTAGAAGCAACAGTACCATTATTTGGCTGCTGCTTTGTTGTTAGTTCTACACCATAGTTTAGATTTGGGAACACCTGAAAGAATGGAGCCTGATAGTCAAGCTTATATTCTAGCGGCGATTTTCCACCATCAGCACCAGCGCGAAGCTCGGCAGTTACCGTGGCGGCAACAGCGGGGGAAGCGATTAGTGCTAGTAGTGCGGTTGTTAGGAATAGTTTCTTCATTAGAAGTCTCCGTGTTAATTAATGGAATGATGACTTACCGTTGGTCATCGCGTGCCTATTATGGAGCAACCCTTGCAAATACAGACATTGTCTTATTTTTCTTCCTATAGAATCGTGTCATGATGTTATCGTTATAATAATCATCATGCTCTAGAACACTTCGTAGAATCTGTTCTCTCAATTCATAGTAATTAACATCGCCTCTACCTTCGTGGAGAGACAATATTTCTCGTTTAAAGTTCTCTTTCCCGAATTCCTTTATATCGGCCAAAAGAGTCTTAGAACTACCATAGTATTTATACCAATCCGATTCTTTGCGGATGATTTTTCGTACCTTTTTATGCTTCTGTTTTACTCTATTAGTAGAATAAAAATACTTTCTACCTATATATTTTTTTCCAGTAAGAGTATTTGTAATTATATATACGAACCCAAAGAATGTATTTATATCACTAGTATTAAAGGGGTTCCCTTCCCATAACCAAACATTCTCTAGACTCACTCCTCGTCTTGTTCAAGATCGTAATCTTCTTCCACTGATTCTGTTTCGCTACCGCAGAATGGGCACCAACGAGGTTTATCCTGTGAGGCAAAAATTACTTTGTATTCATTGTCACAATGCGCGCATGTACACCATTCATCGTTCATTTATATCTCCATTAAATCGTCGTAGTTTACTACTTCAACATCAGTTTTGTTTAAAAATTCCATACCTTCTTCATGACGGTAGGTATATCTATATATAATCTTTTTTATCTTAGCTTGATAGATCAGCTTGGCGCAATGAATACAAGGAGAATGGGTGATGAATAATACAGCACCCTCTGAAGATTCAGTAGAAGAAGCGAGCTTAGTTAATGCATTGCTTTCAGCGTGAATAACATCATCTTTAGTTTTATCCTCTTCATCTTCACAGCAATTATCCCAACCAGCTGGCATACCATTGTAGCCAATAGAAAGAATACGATTATCCTTGACAATAACGCATCCAACTTTAAGTCGAGTTGCGTGAGATAACTGAGCAGTAAGCTCAGCAACACTCATAAAGTATTTAATGAATTTGCTTTTCATAGATTAGGTACAAAGATTGCATCAGCATTAGATTTATCTACCTGAACATAATTTATATCTTTAAGAAATTGTAATACTTCTTCGTCGCTTTCGCCACTAGTATGCACCTCAACAGAAATAACAGGCTTGTATTTTTCTATTGTATTCTTAGCGCCAACTAAAACATTATATTCATAACGTTCAACATCTAACTGTATTAAATCGCATGCTGGAATATTAAGGCAATCTAAAGTGATCATTGGAATAATAGGTATGATATTTTCTTCTGGAACATCAACAACCTTATGCATTCCAACATTCAATCTATCAACATATTCCATTCTTATAGGTTTATGTTCTTTACCCAAGGCACATTGCATTTTGATAACATTGTTAAATTGTGAGTTGTTGACCATGCAATGAAAATTCAGAGGAGCAGGTTCGAAGGCATAAACTACATGAAATAGTTTTGAGAAAAACCTAGTGTGTAATCCACAATTTGCGCCAGCCGTAACAACAACGTTTTTTGCTCTTAGATACTTCATGTATTTTTCTTTATGAGATTGTTCCCAATCTTTCGTTGGACCATCCCATGCGCCATCATCCTCCCTCGGCCACATCCAGTCACTTTCATTATCAATAATTTCGTATCTTGTAAATACTTTATCTTTATAACTCATAATGAAAATCCCTTAAATGTATTCTCATCAACGTCTTTATTAACTCCACCAACAACATAACTAGATAGCTCTACTTCCTGTGGCGCGACCTGAACATCAGAACCAGCAATCCACTTCTGAGTCCAAGGTAATGGGTGAGAAGTTGACTTAGTGTTTGGATTGACGCCGATAGCTACCATACGCTTATGGGCAATCCAATCTACATATTCAGACAGTAGCTGTTCATTAAGACCAATCATCGAACCATCTTTAAACAA